GCATCGTTAAGAACAACAACGATGAGTATTGGTTGGTTGGTAAGGAGTACGGATGTGATGTGACTGCAATGGTTGCCAACACCGGTACTGCTATGGGAGATTCCAACGGTTATGAAGTTACTCTTTCCGCTATCGAAGCGGAAGCACCTTACAAATTGCAAAGTTCAGTTGTTACCGCTTTAGGTATCTAATTGATTCTTGTTTCATAGGCTAAATGGGGAGGGCAATATGCTCTCCCTTTTTTTGTTACATATTTTTACTCTCGCTATTTTGTAGAGATGTTGAAGGTAACCAAACAAGATTCCGAATACTGGTATGTGACATTGACCGAAAAGGTCACTATTGCAAACCCGTATTTTCTCTTCAGTATGAAGTGCCGACAAACTGACGCATACAAGAATTTCATTTTGACCGATGTATCAACTGCAAAAGAAAGATACAACAAGTTTTTGTTTGATGAAGGTGCAACCGACAACACAACTTTGGAAGTTGGTGAACACGAATACAGAATCTATGCACAGATTTCATCTAACAACTTGAATCCTTCATTAGCGGACGAGTTGGTTGAAACGGGCATCTTAAAAGTACTCCCATTGTTAAACAACGAATTATTCTATCAGGTATCGTGAGCGAAAAAATATACACAACGAATCGTGATATGGGTGTTGAACACGAAGTTGATCTCACCAAGAAACTGTTCACAACAAACCGTGATATGGGTTTTGAACGGAATGTGGAATTCAACCAACGAAACTACGATGTTGATGCATTGAGGGCTTTCTTTTTATTGACTGAAGATTCATTTTTATTACTCCAAGAGGATGGAGGTCGTTTGGTAGAAAGTTATGGCTAACAAGAAAATATCCCAACTTGATCCGATAGGAACTATTGATGTAGTTCAAGATAGTATTCCGATTGTTGACTATTCCGAAGGTGTAACCAAACGGACAAACCTTGTCAACATTGGTCAAAGGGTATTGGAAGCCAACAGTACCACAAACCTTGCAGAAGGAACAAATCTATATTTTACCAATACACGAGTTTACACGAAGGTCAAAGCAACTTTGTTGGCTGGTTCAAACACATCTATCACTTTTGACGATGAACTTCAAACCATTACCATTGCATCACAAGGCAATGTTCAATCCGTAAACACAAAGACGGGTGCAGTTGTATTGACAACAACTGACATAAGCGAGGGGACAAACGAGTATTTCACCGCAGCGAGAGTAAGAGCAGTTGTGTTGACTGGCTTATCATTGGCAACAAATGCCGTAATTTCTGCAACTGATACGGTATTGGTTGCATTCGGTAAGTTACAAGCACAAATCACCGCCAATCTCTCAACCCTTACATCACACACATCCAATACAAGCAACCCACACGCCACCACAAAAGCACAAGTAGGGTTGAGTGATGTGCCAAATATAGACACCACAAACGCATCAAATATATCAAGTGGTACATTGGCTGATGCAAGGTTAACATCTGCCGTCACAAAGCAAGGAAACACATTTAACGGGGCATCACAATTGGTTCAGTTGGATGCATCTGCAAAACTTCCTGCCGTTGATGGTTCTAATTTGACAAACTTAAACATTCCACCTTCAACGGGTGGGGATTTATACTTATTCTATAACTACTAAAATGCCAGCAAATACATCACCCATATTCGCCCTAACGCCTGAGCTTTCATTTGCAACGGTAACAGGTGCAACAACCGACCGAACAGGTGCAACGATGACAAACACCGTCACGCTTTTAACTGCTGCAACAAACGGCACGAAAATCACACAGATTGGGGCAAAGGTTGCTGGAAGTAACGGGGCAACTGCCGTGCTGATTTTTGTGAGTGATTCAAGTGGGGCAAATTTTAAGTTGTTTGATGAAATAGTTTTAACTGCTGTAACTGCCGGAACAATTACAACATCCCAACGGGCGGTAACTGCTTACTCTGATTTGCAGTTAAAGGCTGGGCAAGTTGTGAAAGTAGGTGCTACACTTGCTGTTACTGATGGAATAAATGTTTTTGCAATTAAAGGAGATTATTAATTATGCCAGATTTCGGAATATTTCGTGGATTTGGTGAAAAATTGATGCAAGGTCAAACACCGATAAACACTGGCAACACAGGCGGTATTGTTTTTGGTGCTGTTCCATTATTAGATGTTTATGGTTCAGCATATACTGCATTTTCTTTGCGAAAATTAAGAACTGCTTACACAGGTTCTGCAATTCGTGTGCGTAGGTCAAGCGACAACACAGAGCAAGACATCGGATTTGATGCTTTTGGAGCGTTAAATACAACATCCTTATTAAGTTTTTGTGGTGCAAATAATGGATTTGTAACGACTTGGTACGACCAAAGTGGAAACGGTAGAAATGCTACACAAGCTACAGCAGCAAATCAACCAAGAATTGTAAACGCTGGAGTTGTTGAACAGAGCAATGGTAAACCCGCCATTAGAAATTTTCAAGTCGCAGCGACTTCATTAAGTTTCACAGGAACTGCAGTTACAAAAAGTGTGTTTTTGGTTTTAGAATATTTAAGCAATCCAGGTGGCGGTGGAAATTATCCATTTTTTGTTGGTTCAAACGATTATCACGGTGATCCAGTAACTTGGATTGCAACATTTGCTTCATCATCAGTAATAAACGGAAATACTCGGTTAAACGGAGTTGCAACAAATTTGTCTACAACTACAAAAACATTAAATATTAAATTAATGACAATGGTCAATCAAACAACTTCAACTTTAACATCTATAGGATTGGGTAACATTGCAGGAAGAAACTGGGAGGGATGTTTTAGTGAGTTAGTAATTTATACAAGTGACCAAACAACTAACATTGGAGGAATCGAATCAAATATAAATTTCATATACAATGCTTATTAACGGCTATCAATACCCAACCGAACAGGAAGCAATCAACGCCCGTGAGTTGTGCGATTCTTACTACGGCATCCCCGTTGCTCCCGATGATGTAACGCAGAATTGGGTTGACTATCAGTTTGCAGAGCTGAACACACCGCAATTTTGGTATATTGTTTTTGACCAATCACTCACTCCAATACTCGGAACACCGATTGAGTTTGAAGTTGTAACACCACCATTCCCACCTACTGAATAATGACCGCAAGAAAACCCAATGCCCTTCCCGTTTCGTTTTCGGAATTTCGTAAAAACCCAGTTGCTGCCGTGGCTTTTTGTATGCTGTTGGCTGTTAGTTATTTGTATATGGACTTGCGTTCGGGCAATCAAGAGCAGATTGATGAATGTCGCAAAGAGATGGCGGTAATGAGGGCAGAGCAGAAACAAGCATACAAGATGCTCAAGACGGCAGATTCTGCATTGTCAGCAGCCATCACGGAACTCCGCATCATTAACTCAATGAAAAAACTTTAACGATATGCGTTTACTATTGATTTTTACTCTCGCTTTTTTTGGTGGATACTTATTCACAGAATCGTGGGCAACCGAACCCGAACCAGTTAACGAAATGGATGCGTTATTGAAGAAGATTAAGCAGAACACACAAGCCGTTGGACAAGCCACTAAACAAGCACACGAGATCGGTGAGAAATTGGTGGAAGCAAAAGTGGTTGAGAAAGAGCAATTGAAAGAAGCCGTGGTTGTTGCAGAAAAGAAAGCCGAATCCGTGGTTCAACAGATGCAAGTTGTTCAAGACCAAATGGAGGTGTATGCCGTCAAGATGGTAGGTGCTGGATTGGATACTACCACCACACCAATTCAGTTCAAAGGAGTGATCTATGACGCTTATTTGAACTATCTCTCCGAAGGTGGGAAGGAAGATTTTGAATACTTTAGGGTTTATCTATGGCAGCCAAACTAAACATCACATCATTCCGTGTGAAACCAAAAAACAAATTGAGGAGACACACCAAGCACAAGAACAAACACAAGAGTTCAAAACCATATAAAGGACAAGGCAAATGATAGACAAAATCAAAGTAGCAATGAAGGCGAAAGGATATGCCTTTTTTGAAAATGGGGATTACAACATTAATATCATCGGCATTCGCAATTCGGATACTGGAAGCAAAGTGACAAATGTCTTTGATGACTTGTTGACCGTCAGTTACAAAATCGGTGAGGTGTGGCATTTTAAGAAATGGGCTGCGACAACTGATCCCGGCACAAAGGGAGTGAAGGAATTTCACAATGCACAAGGCGTTGCTCGTCTTGTTCCCGGACAATATCGTGGAAGTCACGCCATAGGATTGCATCAAGGTAAGTACGAAGCGTTAAAACAAGCCAAACCAGTGAAGGTTTACAGAGATGCGAACAAGGATATGACCTACGACACCAAGTTAATCACAGAAGGTATCTACGGAATCAACATCCACAAGGCTGGTGCTGATTCAACCTATGTTGAGAATTGGAGTGAGGGTTGTCAGGTGTTCAAAAAGTCAGCAGATTTTGACGAGTTTATGGCTTTAGTCAAGAAGGCTGCCACATTGCACGGCAATTCATTCACTTACACACTATTAGAAAGCAAAGATTTATGAAAAAACTTTTAGAAATTTTCACGGGTGACAAAGGAGAAATGTCCTCAAAAAGATTCGTG